GGTAGTTTGGTAGTTGGCCCATACAATCCTCAGCAAAGCATGAATAGTAATTCAATTGGTTCTGCTATTATAGGTGATGGAAACCAAATGCAAAACGCTCCATATTCAGCGATACTAGGACAATCTAACACTTTAGATGGAACAAATTCAACAGAAAGTTCTATTAGAAGCCATATTATTGGATTCAACAACTCAATGACAGGAACTTATTCCTCATTTATAGCAGGGGGTAATAGTAGTGTGACAACTGATAACAATGGATTTTCTTTAGGATTTAGCAACAGCCTTGCGGGTCAAGATTCTATGTTTGCGTTTGGTGAAAACAACACAGGGCCAACAGGTGCAAATGACAGAAACTCATTTATGATTGGTGGTCAGCTCGTTGGTAGCGATAAGACAATGAACTTAGGATTTAGAAACAATGTTTCTGAATATCCTGCAACCGACAGAAGCAACGGACTTGGAGATGTAGCGTTTAGTGTCTCAACAGGATTAAGTACAACTACAAATTCAAACGCCTTATTAATTACCGAAGGTGGTATAAATGGTGGAGCACCTGTTGTTCCTCAAGTACCAAGAGTTATTTTACCAACTGTTCCAACATTCTCAGCTAGCAATGATGCTGCTGCAGATGCTATTGGAATCCCAGAAGGAGGCTTGTATCAAAACAACGGTGTTATACAAATTAATCGCGGAGGTGGTTCTACTACAGATCCATTAGCGGGTGGAGGTAGTGGTATTACTCAAACAACAGGAACTTACACACCTCAACTAATAGCAAAGAGTTTGTAAGCAATGTTACTCCAGACACCCAAATGCCTGTGATGAAGATTCCTTATGATTTGACACTTGTAGGAGTTACTTTTCATTGGATGGGATCAAGCGCTTTATCATTGCAGACAAATGAACAAGTTGAGTTCACTATAGGAACTATTCCATCAGGATCAAATCCAATAATTGGAAATTATACTTCTCAGCTCACCTTATTTACTATCGACAGCTCGGACAGCGGAACATGGGCTAATGATGTTGTAAGTGGACTGAGTCAAACTTTTTCACAGGGAGATGTTATTGCTGTTGTAGGTCAGGAAACAGGAACAGTTACTCCGAATGACGGAGAGCTAAGTATAACTTTGTCTTTCATTAAAGGATAAGACTTAGTTTAAATTAAATGTAATGGAAATAAGAAAAATCTCAATAGGAGCAGACTATAAGTCTAGTGCCATGCATTATCTTGCAGGCCAAGAAGTTTTAGGCGGTAATTATCATATACACTTAATTAAGCATGACGATCAATCAGACTCAATAAAAATTTGGGTTGAGAATGATAATAGTGAAGTTTTTTTATGGAAAGAGTTTAATTCAAATATGCCTGTTTCAATTGAATATAATATAAATTTTGAATGAAATCACCTTTTTACTTCATTGTAAAACCTTACAATGGAAAAAGGTATGATAACACAAAACGAATTGGCGACATTGACTTTATCGTAAGCAGTTCAAAAGAAGATCATACCGTTTCTAATAGGTATGCTATTGTACAAGAAACTCCTATAAATTACACAGGAGAAATACAGCCAGGAGATATTTTATTGGTTCATCACAATGTCTTTAAGTATTATAACGACATGAGGGGTAGGGAAAAGAGCGGTAAAAGCTTTTTTAAAGATGATTTGTTTTTTATTGATTATGATCAGTTTTATATGTATAAACAAGGCGATCAATGGAAATGCCATGCAGATTATTGCATGGTAAAACCTATACCAAAAGAAAATCACTATCTTAAAACTCACCAAGAAGAAGAGCCATTGGTCGGCTTAATTAAATATTCAAACGAAAACTTAAATAAGAAAGGTGTAAATAAAGGAGATAAAGTTTCTTTTCAGCCTGATAGTGAGTATGAGTATAATATAGATGGAGAAAAGCTATATAGAATGTTTACTAAAAATATTACTTTAATATATGACTAATAAAGAACTAAAACTTGAGATAATAAAAGCAGGGCATAAAGCTGTAGCTCAGTTAATTAAGGTTGCAAAGGAAGATATAGAATAGAGTCTGAAAAAGAAATGCTAGGAGAAGAAACGGAAAAGAAAAAAGACAATACATTAAGAGGTTTTGCAGAAAGAAGGTCAAAATAATTTATACGAGGTAATTGAAAACTATATACCTAAATCAACGATTAGCACAAAGAACAAAGCTAAGTCGTGGAAGTATGGCTATGACGAAAAACACGATATAGTTGTAATTTCAAAATCAGGACAGATTGAAAACGTAGTGTCTATTAATGGACTAAAAATAGCATTACCAAAAGCACCTCAAAAAATATACAAAAGAGCCTCATCAAAAAAAGAACAATATTGGGAAAGATTTGAATATCCAAAAGAGTTGTCTAGAATTAAAAGCATATTTAATTGGCATGCAGCTCCATCTAACTTTAAAGATAAATGGGTTGATTATATAGAGCAAGAATTTGATAGAAGAGAAGATGGATTCTGGTTCTATAATAATGGCGTAAAAACATATATGACAGGTTCTCATTATATGTATTTACAATGGACTAAAATTGACATTGGATACCCAAACTATAGAGAAGCCAATAGAATATTTTATTTGTATTGGGAAGCATGTAAAGCTGACAATAGATCTTTTGGAATATGCTATCTAAAGATAAGACGTTCAGGTTTTTCGTATATGGGAAGCGAAGAATGTGCAAACATAGCCACGATATCAAAAGATGCTAGGATAGGTATATTGTCCAAAACAGGGGCAGATGCCAAGAAGATGTTTACAGACAAAGTAGTTCCAATATCAAACAACTATCCATTCTTTTTCAAGCCCGTTCAAGACGGTATGGATAAACCGAAGACAGAATTAGCTTATCGTGTACCCGCATCAAAGATTACTAAAAAGAATATGTATTCTGAAGAGGTAGATTTAGTAGAGGGATTAGATACTACAATTGATTGGAAGAACACAGGAGACAATAGTTATGATGGGGAAAAACTTAAGTTGCTTGTGCACGATGAGTCAGGTAAATGGGAAAGGCCGAATAACATATTAAACAATTGGCGTGTTACAAAAACATGTTTACGTTTGGGTAGCAAAATCATAGGAAAGTGTATGATGGGAAGTACATCAAACTCACTTGAAAAAGGTGGTGATGCGTTCAAAAAGCTATTTTATGATTCAGACATAAATAATAGAAATGCTAATGGTCAAACTAAAAGCGGCCTATATTCATTGTTCATACCTATGGAATGGAATATGGAAGGTTTTATTGATAAGCACGGAATGCCTGTGTTTAGAAATCCAGAGCAAGATACTATAGATGTTTATGGAGATTACATATATCAAGGTGCTATTGATTATTGGGAAAATGAAGTAGAAAGCTTGAAAAACGATGCAGATGCATTGAATGAATTTTATCGTCAATTTCCTCGTTCTGAGTCACATGCATTTAGAGATGAAAGTAAACAATCGTTATTTAATCTTCAAAAGATATATCAGCAAATTGATTACAATGAATCCCTTATAAAAGATCAATTTATCACTAGGGGTTCTTTTTCATGGAGAGATGGAATAAAAGATACAGAGGTTATATTCAGCCCAAATGACAGGGGTAGATTTTACGTTACATGGACACCTAACAAACAGCTTCAGAATAAATTTATAATGAAGCAAGGATTTAAGTATCCTGCAAACGAACACATGGGTGCGTTTGGATGTGATAGTTATGATATATCAGGAACAGTTGGTGGAGGTGGATCAAATGGGGCTTTGCATGGAATTACAAAGTTTCATATGGATGAAGGCCCCACTAATGAGTTTTTCTTAGAATATATAGCTAGACCTCAAACGGCTGAAATATTTTTTGAAGATGTATTAATGGCGTGTGTGTTTTATGGCATGCCGATACTTATTGAGAATAACAAGCCTCGATTGTTGTATCATTTTAAAAACCGAGGATATAGAGGATATTCAATGAATAGACCAGATAAATCTTATATAAAGCTATCAAAAGCGGAAAAGGAGCTTGGAGGAATACCAAACTCTAGTGAAGATGTTAAGCAGGCTCATGCAGCTGCAATAGAATCTTATATAGAAAAGTATGTGGGATTAGATTTTTTGGGAACTTTTAGAGATACGGATAGTATGGGAACTATGTATTTTAGTAGAACTTTAGAGGATTGGGCAAGGTTCAATATTAACAACAGAACCAAGTTTGATGCGTCTATTAGCTCAGGTTTAGCCATTATGGCTACTCAGAGGCACCTATATCAACCCGTTAAAAATAAATCAAAAATAAAACTTAACTTTGCAAGATATGACAATAGGGGAAGTTTTAGCCAAATTATAAGATAAATGGAGGACGTAAAAATAGCAATTAACCCTCAGGGTTTCCCAAGTCAATTTGT